TTTCTTTTGTAGACGCGCTTCGATCTCTGCTTTTTCTTTCTTAAACTCATCCTCTACTCGCTCCAACTCTTGAAGATCAACTTTGAATCCTGACATGTACATTCTGGTGAGGGTTTTGCAGGTGTCGAAGGTAACTTGTTTGACTTTATCCAGGGACTGTCCTTCGGGGGCGGCAAAGTCTGCCTCGATGCTGTGGAACAGCTCACTAGTTGTGAGCAAATCAGCCCTAAGATAAAGGCTAAGCTTAGCAAGATCGGTTTCATTTGTATTTATTCCTTTCTTTAGGCATGCGCTAAGGTAGTCTTCCTTTTGCTCAGCAAGACCTCTGCGTTCAGCACATGCAGCTAGACTGATGCGTAGCTTCTGACCACGCAATAAGATGTACTCTGCCAGCATCGTGTCATAGATAGCCCCGTCATACTTGAAGCCACTCTCCCACAGCCACATGAGATCGTGTTTAGCGTTGTGCATAATCAACAGCGTTGTCATGTCCAACACGTCTTGGATAAGCTTACGCCCAGCGCCAGAGATATCCTTTTGTTCGTTATGATCTAGGTTAACAATGTGAAGTTCATTAGTGTTGTCAACGTTGACCATACCTACTTGTGTTAGCGTGTTGTTAGGCTCGAAGGGATCGTTAAAGATTTCCTTGTCCTTCCATGTCACACTGTTTTCTACGTCTAATACTAATCGCATGTGTTCCTGCCTTTCTATGCCGTATAGATGGAGCGCTCCCCGTCTAGCTCACAATGCACTACTCCGTGCCAACCACCTTTAAGCTTATTCTTTGCTATGTTCAAGTGGCGCTGGGTGTCTTCTTCATCTGCACCCTCTACCATTGGGTTTTTAGAGATCAAAACCATTAGATCGGCCTCTGCAGCTTTACCTGTCTTAGACCCTTCCATCATAGACTGATCCACGAATACCTTACCCTCTGCTACAGCGGATAGCTGTGACATCCAGATCACGCAGCACTTGTATTGCTTAGCGATGTTACGTGCGTAGATAGCTGCATCCTTGAGGTACACATCTGACTTGTCGCTGTTCTTGGTGGCAAACTTATCACCCATGTCTAGCACTACGATGTCAGGCTTCTCTTGTTTGACTACGGATTCCACCCAAGACATGTCTTTGTTTGTGCAGTCCTTGATACGAATGTTCTGCTTGATAGGCTGATACCGTGAACGTGCTAACGCTATGTTAGTCTTAACTTCATCTAAGGACATGTTGGTAGCAGCAGATAAGTACCGTGCACCTACACGCTCATAGCTTTCCTCATTACACAACACGATGCACTTAGCACCCTGTGATGCCCAACCATCAGGTCCAGCTATAAGAGAGGCATGGAAAGAAGTTTTACCAGTATTGGGACGAGCGCCAACCAGCAAAAGATGACCACCGCTAACACCTTCCACCTTCCGACGGAGACTTGGAATGTTAAACTTCCATTGGGTTTGCAGATCGTTGGCATCAAGTAGCGTGTCAATGCTAATGTCATCCCAATCAACACGAAGGTTAGGAGTAAAATCATCTTTGTAATCCTCTAGTAAACGACGCAGTGGCTCTAAGCTTGTCTTGGTTCCGTTCACGAACTCAAAGCCGATGTTAGCAACCTGGTCACCCACGTATTGCTGGAACATCTTACCCATTACATCTTCAGCTATCTCTGTCTTAATAGCTTGTGTGTTCTCAATCTTCCGAAACAGATCAGCGTAGGCTGTCTTGGTAGCTGTGGTCATGCTCTGGTTTTGAGCGTAGAACAAAGCCTCAAGGTCAGGCACTGACAGGTCACCGTCATAGGTTTCCATAGCTGTGTCTAACGTCTGTTTAATCTTGCGCATGTCCTTGGTGAATATCTTATCGGGACAGCGAATGCCTTTGTGCTGTTCGTAAAACTCACGATCCAGCAAAGTTTTTAACAAACTAATTTCCATCTTTGTTTCCTAACATCATTCTAAATAGTACTTCCAGTGCAGCGAGAGGCCACATGATAGCGAACCGCCACGGTGCATAGGGGTCATTCTCAGGATCGTGTGACTCTGAGATGTACATGAATAGCGGTATAGCCAACATATACATGAAAAGTATACCGCTCAAAAAGTTAACCATTCTTAGCCTTTCGCTCTAACGCGCGTTTGCGTTCTTCCTTAGACATAGAACGGATCACGCGCTGGGGATACTCGCACACGATAGCTGTGTTCCATCTCTTCTGTTCTTCCTCTGCTTCTTCAATAGAGTCAAACAGTCTTGGCTCAGGATGATTGCGAAACATACTAGCGTTCTCTGGTACGTACATCCAATCACCGTCAACGTCTATCATCAAAGCAAACTTTGGATTACTCACTGCTGTCATTGCGTAGTTCCTTCCACGATACAGGAAACAACTGTTCCATCTCTTCATCAATCGCATCAGCTACAAAGCTTGTTTCTGCTTGTGTGTCAGGCTTACAGCGTAGGTTGCACATGTCAGCGAATGCATCTAGGCTACCTGACCAGTACCACTCAGTCATCATAGACTGTGGCAGCACCATACGTGCTTGTTCAGGGCAGATACCCCAATCAATCATCACTTTGTAATGATCTAGCGCATCTCTATACATTGCCTCTGGTCTAATTGGACACCTCAGTTCACCATCACTACCTTGTTTCTTATCTTCGGCACGTCCACGCCAAACATCAGGCATATAAAACTCTGGCTCTTCATCCACATAGCGACGACTTATCTCATTCCATCGCAGGAACTTATGCTTCACAAGTTGCCGTGCTACAAAGAGCGGTGCCTTGACGTGAAAGCTTGCAAAGGCATGACCAAAAGGAGACATGTGTTTATGCTTTGCGAGATACTTGATTAGCCTAGCGTCCTTGTGCTGCAGTACTTTAGGCTCACCCATGTGAACCCTTGGCATGTACTCAGACTTCTTGCCGAAGCTTACACGGGCTGCATTGACTACGTTTAGGTCATCACCCATGCGATCAATTAATGTTACTACAATATCAGTCATCCTGTTTTAGTCCTTCCAAAATTTGGATAGCTTGTTCGTGCGTGATCTTGAACCACTCATTGTTACGCTCACCAAGCTTTGCTGCTAGCTTATGTGCAGCTCTTTCTGTTACGCTACGATCATCAGAGTAGATGTGATGCAGCAAACTGTAGTCACGCATAGGTGAGCTGGTCTGATAACCGTTAAGCCTATCCTCTGCGTCAATAGCCATACCTATCTTGATCCACTCAGGCCAAGCAGGATTAGTGATAGCGTACACGTACCCTTCCTTAACTGTCTCTTGTTTCTGTAGAGCTGCAAAGGCAGCATCGCCAAATGATTTGTAGCGTCCCGGTTTATACAGGGGATGTGTTTTTGGTATATGTTTACCGCCTACGTACATACGCTCAGCGTTTATCTTTTTATTAGTTTCAGCAACGCATGACGTACACTTAAACCAATGCTTATCCATGTATTTCTGATAGCAGTTCTCACCTACTATAAGTTCAACACCACAGTGAATGCAGTTCTTTGTTTCCACGATATCTTTCATAGGACTTCCTTTAACTTTTCGATGTCGTTATCTAAACGATACTTAATATCGTCTTCCAGTTTAAATGCAATCGCCTTGATCCCTGTCCAAGATTCAATCACACGTTTGTACTCCAACGTCTTTGACATAGCGTCGGGGTCTAATGCAACAACTATTTTATCGTACTCTGATATCTTTTCCATGTGTGCTGCAGTTAGCTGTGTCCCTAGGATAGCCATAGCTGTGATGTTCGGAAACTCTTGCCATGCTACTATGGACGATATTACGTCCTCTACCACAAGCAGCGTCCGTCCGTCGCCAATGGTAAAGTAATCTGCTAATCCCGTGTAGCGATACCACTTAGGATATGTGTTAGGACCAATCGCTCTACCTATAGCGTCGATGATGCGTCCGTCCTTCTTAATCGGAAACACCGCACGTTCAGACTTAACGTCATACATGATGTCACGTGATGATATGCCCCAGCGCCTCATAAAGCGCCACAGTCTAGAGAACTCGTCTTGCGCTGTGGGGTACA